GCTTCGCCCGCAACCGGGTCCGACTGAGAAGAAGGGCGGCGCGTCGTCGCCCTTCCTCAACCCCGGCGACCCGCTGCCCCCGGTCGTCGACTATGTGCGCGAACCTACCGCCCCGTTCCCGGCGCGCAGTTACGAACCCGGTGCGTATGAAGATCAGGACAACTTCGTTACCAACATGGTGACGTTCGTACCGATGCCCTTGGACGTCTGGACCGGTCCGTGGGACTGGAACGATCCGGTGACGCCCGACCCGGTGCCGCCCGTTCCACCGTCGCCGTCCGCCTCCAGCCGCCCGCCCCTCCTCGATCTGCCCACGATCAAACTGCAGTGCAAGATCGAACCCGATCAGACCGCCGACGATGAACTGCTGCAGCAATACGAGATGGCGGCGCGTCTCAACGCGGAGAACTATCTGCGCTATCTGATCGATGCCACCGTGGGCGAGAACATCAAACAGGCTTGTCTGATGTTGATCGGACACTGGTATCGCAACCGTGAAGCCGTGACGACGGGTAAGACCAGCGTCGGCGTCGAGATGCCGCTCGGGTACAAGGAGCTTCTCGCGGCGGAGCGCGACTACCCCATTTACTGACATGCCACGGCAACAAGATCCTACACTCGGCGCGGGCGATCTCGACAAGCGCGTAACGCTACTCGCGCCGGTTTACAACGCGACGAACGACGAGATCACCAGTTACACGGCGGTGTCGGACGTCTGGGCCATGATAGACCCCGGCTTCGGGCAGGAAGTCAACGAAGGCGGGCGCACCGTCGAAACCACCATCGTGATGGTCACGATCCGTTATCGGACGGACATCGACCCGCGCTGGCAGATTCAGGACCATCAGCATCTTTACCAGATCCGCAGCATAGCGGACGTCGCGCGCCGTCGCGTGCAATTGCAACTTACCTGCATGGAGGTTCTATGAACGACCCGAAGCCAGTCTTCGATGCTCTCGACGCTTACATCGCGGGCACGACTTACACCGTCTCGAATGCCTCGGTCACGCTCGACGGGAGCGCCGCGACGCATACCGTTACCTGCCAGGACCGACAGCAGAACAGCTTCACCTATTCGGAGCGCAACGCGGGCGTGCGCGTCACCGTCTCGCCGCTCACGGCTTCACTTACCGCAGCGCAGACGCAACAGTTCACGGCCACGGCCACGAATCCGGACGGGTCGACGGTATCGCCCGCCACGTTTACATGGAGTCTCGCAGCGGGCGCGCTGGGCACGGTCGACGCGAATGGCTTGTATACCGCGCCTGCCACGATTACGACCGGCGCTAGCGACGCGTTGACGGCGACTCTTAGCGGCCAACAGGCATGGGCCACGGTGTACGTCACCTTACAGGCGTCCGTCGTGAAGAGGTCCTGATATGGCGGGGCCGAAGGTGAAGTTCGCATGGCTGGGCGTCAAGGAGTTGATCAACACATACAACCAAGTCGGCGTGAAACTGAACGATACCGACCCGGACGTGAAAGCCATCATCCTGCCGCCCTGCACCGCGATGATCGCCAACGCCGCGAATCTTGCGCCGATGTACAAGGGGCCGGAGTCGAAGTTAAACAAGAAGTACCCGCCCGGTTCACTGAAGCGTTCACTGATCGCGACGCCCGGACCGGCCAAACAGCGCGGTATCTTCATCGTGGCCCGCAAGCGCGTTGCCTATTACGCCGTCTTCGTCGAGTTCGGCACCTCGAAGATGAGCGCGCAGCCGTTCTTTCGTCCTGCTATTCAGCAGTTCATGTCCACTTATGCGGCGGACATCGCGCCCGGTGTTCAGCGATTGCTGGAGTCAGCCGCCGCCGCTAACGCGGTGCATCCCACATGATCATCTTTGAGCAGACGCTTCGCGACTTACTGATACAGACCAACCTTGTGGCGGACCGTGTCTTCCTGATGCGCGCGCCGCAGGTGCCCAACCAGAAGACCCAGACGCCTTATGTCGTCTTCTTCATGGTCGCGCCCGTCAACCCGCTGGGCCTGAAGACGCACATCGGACCAATTGATCAGGTGGAACGCCTGTATCAGATCTCGATCTTCGATAGTTCGCAGTCGCGCGCGCTTGCCATCGGCGACTCGTTGCGCGTGTATCTCGACACGTTGAACGGCGACTTCGAGAACGTGCATATCGGCCATTCGTTCTATATGACCCAGACGTGGGCGTGGGAGTCCGACACGCTGATCTATCAAGTCATTCAGGAGTACCAGATTATGTTTAACTACCTGCCGACAAGACGCGCAGCGGAGAAGGTCTTATGCTGATCGGACCCGCTTTACTGACGGTGCTTAATGCCGATCTGCCGGACGCGGTGGCGGGGACGGCGTACTCATACGAATGCTTCTCGACCGGAGGCGTGCTGCCCTGCACGTATGCCGCCACCGGGTTGCCTGCAGGACTCACGATCAACGCTGCTACAGGTCGCATTACCGGCACGCCCACGACGGCGGGAACGAACGCGGTCACGATCACGGCAACGGACGCCAACGGTCAGACGGCTTCGACAACCGGGAAGCATATCAACGTCGCGGCGAACCCGAACCCGTTGCCGCCCGGAGTGGCCGCGCGTTACATCGCCAGTTCCATCACTCCAGTGGCGAACGGCGCGCCGGTCACGGCGTGGCCCGACTCAAGCGGCAACGGATACAACGCCACGCAAGCCGTCGCCGCCAACCAGCCGCAGTATGTCACCGCCGCGCAGACCATTGCCGGACTCGCGCCCGGTGTCTGGTTCGGTGCCGGAACGGGTAACGCAACGCAGACGGGCGGCAACTCGCAAACCTTTCTCACGATCCCCGCCGCGCTCGCGACCAATCAACAGAACGTGACTATCTTCGTCATCGGTGAGGGCGGCTTCAGTAACGGGCAAGCGGGGCCGATGGTCGGACTCGGCGCATCGTCCGGCATCGGACCGGCCAATCTTCAGAACACTCTCGGCTATCATCAGGGCGGCGCGTTTCATGGCGTCTCGGTCGCGGATCTGGGGACCGGACCGTTCGCGTACTGTCTGCAGTCGTCCGCCACCGCGCTCACCTTGACGCGCAGCTTCTCCAGCGCATCGGCAGCCGCCCTGGCTTCCGCCGCTCTCGCGGGCGGCGCGCTCGGATCGGGCTATGCAGCCGCCGCCAGTGGCGGTTCGTTGTTCGGCTTTCAAGGGATGCTGCAGGAAGTCTTCATTTATCCCCGCGTGTTGACGTCCGGCGAACTCGCGCAGTTGTTTGCTTACGCGGCAACGCAGTACGGAACGGCGACCGCGAAACGCCCCATCAATCTGGTCTGGTACGGTAACTCGGTCTTTCTCGAATGGGGCGCATCGACCGATGGCGGCATGACCGCCGACGTAGCCAAACGGCCGGCGACGTCCTACTCGCTTGTCAGCGGCGCGAACACCAGCTCACTGGGCAGCGGGTTCGCGCAACAGTTGAGCGGCATCGCCTACACCAAGTCTCTCTATGATGCCAGCGCGACGGCGAACATCGTCTGCCTCTATGACGGCGACACGGACATGACCAACGGACTGACCGCGCAGCAGATCTATAACAATCAGCAGCAGATCGCGCAGACCTTCCAGTCGGTCGGCTTCAAGGTGGTGAGTAGTTCTCTCACGAATCACAACTATAGCGGCGCGCAACTTACCGAGTTCAACGCCTACAACGCGCTGTTGCGGGCGACGCCCATCGGCGACGCGTTCGCCGATATCGGCGCTGATCCTGCGTTCGCGACTTACACCCCGGCTTACATGTCGGACACGAGCCATCCGAACAACGCAGGGCACGCCATCATGGCGGGGATCTTCGCAACGGCGATTCAGGCCATTCTGAGCGGCACGCCGCCCATCCTCCGGATCACCAGCAACGCCATGCCCAGCGGCGTCGTGGGGACGTCCTACAACGCGCAGCAGACGGCCTCCGGAGGCGTTGCACCTTACAGCTACGCCGCGACGGGGTTGCCTGCAGGGTTGGTAATCAACAGCGCAACCGGCGCGATCACCGGCACGCCCACGACGGCGGGCGGGCCTACTTCCGTTGTCGTCACCGTCACCGACTCGACGGCACCGACTCGGCAGACCGCATCCACCAGCGGGCTACAGATCACAATCACCAGCGGGGCGCAGCCGCTCACGATCACTAACAACGCGTTTCCGAATGGCGCTGTGGGGACGGGGTACTCATTCGGACAGACCGCTTCGGGCGGCGCGGGTCCTTACGCCTACACGTCGACCCCGTTACCCGCAGGACTCTCGATCAATCCATCTACCGGAATGATCAGCGGAACGCCGACCGCAGCCGTCGCGGCGTCGGCGGTAACAGTGACCGTCACGGACTCGACGACGCCCACGCATCTGACCGCATCGACCAGCGGGCTCACGATCACGATCACCGCGACGACCGGAGTGGGCACGATCAGCGTCGTGCACGAAAACAATGCCGTCGACATCACTGGCAACGGGTCGTATACCTTCGCGGCAACCGGAGCCGGGAATTTGATGGTGTTCTGCGTTGGCTTCCGTAACAGTCCTACCGATAGCGTCGTGTCAATTACCGGGCTCGGGACTTGCACGCGCGTGCCCGGTTCGCGTTCGGTGTCAACCACCGATGGCCGCGTGTCGGAAATCTGGCAAGCCCTGAATTGTCCTGCCGGAATCACCAGCGTCACCGTCGCGCAGACGGGTACGGGCACGTTCACCATCGGCGGGCTGGAGTTCCACCAATCGGCGGGACAGTTCGTCTTCGATGCCGCGAGCGCGACGACTGAGGCAACCTGTAACGCGTCCGCCTGTCAAGGCGCATTGCTGACGACGACCGGGCTTAAGGATGTCATCGTGTCCTACTGGTGCTCGTTGATGTTGACCCAGAACGACTCCACCGTTCAGACACCGCTCATCAATCAGGGCTATCAGGACGGCCACGGCAACCCGACTTACTTCGCCATGAATGTGGCCCCGCAGAGCTTCACCCCGACCGTAACAGTGAACGGATTCCCCGGTGTGTTTCATTGGACGACCGCCGCATGGACAACCGCATGAAGTCTTACCCGCAGTACAACCCGCAACACCAACCCGCAGTTAAGGAGCACGTAACATGACACCCTCAGAGAGAGCTACCGCCGATCCCGTTGCCAGCGGATTCCCCGCCTACGGCACGCTAGTACAGGTACTTTCGGGCTCGTCGCCCGAGACATACACGACCATCGCAGGAGTCGGCGACATCACCGGCCCGTCGAACGCGATGGCGGAGGTCGACACGACTTCCCACTCGACTGGCGCGCCGATCAAGTCGACCGTGCCCGGTCTGATCGATCTGGGCGACTTGGCGTTTCCGTGTTTCTGGAATCCGGAAGACCCCACGCAGTCGGCTAACTCGACCTTCGGTGTCGAGTACTTGTTCTTTAACCGCGTGGTGACTAAGTTTCAGTTAGTCGCGCCCGACCCGTCGCACTACACGCGCCAGTTTCGCGGCTTCGTCAAGACGATGGGCGAAGACTATAAGGTCGCCGGAGTCATGACGCGTAATATCGCCATCAGGATCACCACGCCGATGACGGTCGTGCCTTCCACCATCATGTTGACGCCCGCCGAAGACTTGACGGTTCCGAATGCGGGCGCGCCGACCGGCACGATTACCGTAAAAGCAGGCGGTAGTAATGCGCCTTGGAGCGCCATTCCCAGCGATCCGTGGATCACGATTACGTCGCCCACTGCACCACAACAGGGCGACGGCAGTGTAACTTATGCCGTTGCCGCAGGAGTAAGCGGCACCGCTCGCACCGGGTCGATCAACATCACCGGCCTGAATCTGATCTTCAACATCGGGCAGATGGCGAGCTAGGAACGTTATGCCATACAAGAAACCCAATGCAGGCGAACCCATCGTGCTCGACATCGGCGACCGCAAGTTGGAGTTACGTTTCCCGCTCAAGGTGCTGAAGACGCTCGACGTCGAACACCACATCTCAGTGCTGAAGGGCGAAGGTCTGGGCGACTCGCTGCGCGATCCCGCGAAGCTGGCGACGATGCTCTATTACGGACTGAAGACCAAACAGCCGGACATCACGCTCGACTGGGTGGAGGAAAACGTCGACGCGCGCATGTTACTTGATCTCGCGCCGATGCTGGCTTACGCCACGACGGGCGTCTTCCCCGACATGGACCGGATACTGGCGCGACTCCCAAACGCAGGCAGCCCAGCAGAGCCACTGAAAGAAGCTGGCTCGACATCTGGGCCGTTGGCCGCTACGACTTCCGGTGTAGTGAATTAGAAGTCTGGGACCTCACCTTCGAAGAGTTCAACGCACTAGCCGCGCGCGATCTGGAGCAGCAGGACTTTTTCGAGTACTGCGCCGCCCTGAATCCGTGGGCGGTCTTCAACGTCAACCGCAAGGCGGAGGCGGAGTTCATGGAGCCGGTCGACTTCATGCTCCGCCGACGCGCGCGCATCGCACTTACCGAGGACGATGCGCCCGCCGCATCACTCAAGCCGCAACGCGGCAGACCCGCATTACTACTAGCTCCGGTGCCCGCGCGCGGGATGCGTGCCGCGCTTCCGGGCGAACGTCCGCCCTCGAAGTATGCGCCGGGTGAGGACGACGGCGTTATCAGACGATTCGATGCTTACTCACAAGCGTACTGGTCAGGCAGGGTAAAACATGGCCGCTGATGCTGGCGAACTAAAAGCGCGCGCGACACTCGACAACACCGAGTTTCTGTCTTCGCTGAAAGACATGGTGAATCAGGTCAACGCGCAGTCGCAGGCGGCGGCGGACGGCATCGGCTCGATCACCAAGGCGTTCGGCGAGATGGCCGAAGCTGCGGGACTCGCCGAGATAGCAAAACAGATCACCGACTTCGCGGCGGATTGCGTCGACACTGCGCGCGAGTTGAGCAAGTTACAAGCCGGGTTCGTGGCCGTGGCAGGCAGCGCTGAAGCGGCGAACGAGGTCTTCGAATCGATGAAGGAACTCGGGCTTAACTCGATGTTCGACTTCGCCGAGACGCTGGCACCTGCTGCCAAAAACATGATGCTGATGGGGGCATCGGCGGAAACCACGACCGCCACCATGACCGCGCTCGTCGACGCGGCGGCGGGACTAAAACAAAGCCCGCAATGGATTACGGATGTTGCATCAACGCTCGCCAACATGGATGCCCATCTGGTCGTGAACGCCCGCGATATGAAGGCGCTCACGCAGGAAGGCATCGACGGCTGGGGCGCGCTGGCGACCAGTCTCGGCGTGAGTATCTCGACGGCGCAGGAGATGGTCAAGAAGGGCATGGTCACGGCGCAGGAAGCGACCGATGCCGTAACCGCAAGTCTGGCAGGATTCAACGGCGCAAGTTCCCTTGCCACTACCACATGGGCGGGCGCAATGCACGTCATGAGCGAATCCGGTAAAGACTTCGAAGACGCTCTCGGTAAGTCGATGGTGGCTATCGAGAACGACTTCGCGCCGGTACTAACCGAACTGGCACAGCTAGTGCAAGCCGCCACCGAAGCGTGGAAGGGATTGAACCCGAACGTTCAGGACGTGATTCTGGCTCTGGGCGCGGCGACCCCCATCGTGATGGCCGTGATGGCGGCGATGGCTCTGTTAGCCACTGGCCTCGGCGAAGCCGCTCTGGCTGCGGCTGCGGCTGCGCTGCCCATCATTGCGGTAGTCGCGGCGGTGGCCCTGATCGGTAAGTGGGTCTATGATGAGTGGCCCGCGATCAAGGCCGTGCTGGTGGTCCTCTGGGATGAGATCACCGAGGCGTGGAATACCACGATTCAGACCTTTGTCGACTGGTTCCACGATCTCTGGCAGCCGTTACAGGACGGCATCGTCGGCGCATGGAACGGCATTAAGACCGCAGTCGGCGCGGTCGTCGACGCACTGGGCGAGAAGTTCAACGAGTTGGTGGGTTGGGTAAAGAGCGTTGTAACTTCGATCACCGACTTCTTCAATAACATCCCCGGCGATAGCGCAGTGGGTAAGCTCATCGCCGCATGGAACCAAGGCCAGCAGCAAATCGACGCCACCGCCGCCGCGACCAAGGCCGCGACCGCTGCGATAACAGACAGCAATGCCGCGATGGGCGCTGCCACAAAAGCCAGCAAGGCAAAGGAAGCGCAGGATCTAGCCGCCGCCAACGCCGCCAAACAAGCCGCGACCGAGAAGAAAGCCGCCGACGCAGAAGCCGCCAAAGCCGCCGCCGACGCGATGGCCTATAACGCGTCACTGGAGAAGACATACGCCGCGCTGAACGCCATCGCGCCGGACGTCGCGCAGCAGTTCAGCGACATGTACGGCGGACTGGGCGACGACGCCACCGCCGCGCAGAAAGTCGTGGGCAAGGCATGGGACGATCTCGACACCGCAACCCAGACGCTTATCACGCACACGGTCGCCCTCGGCGCGGCATACAAGGATCTGGGCGTGTCGAGTGTGGCGTCGCTGCAGGGCATGGCGGACAAAGCCGAAGACGCCTACACCACGATAGCGGCGTCCGGAACGGCGACGGGCGGCGATCTGACCGCCGCGTTCGGTGCCGTTCTCGCGGCTAATCAGAAGGTTGCCGATCAACTGAATAGCGACGTCAAGAAGGCGTATGCCGATGGGAAGATCAGCGCCGACGAATACTATTCGACGATCATTCAGCGCGCGCAGGACGCCGCCACCGCAGCCAGTAAGGCACTCGACGACGGCGAAGCCACGAACGAAGACGTAGCCGCCAAGGAACAGATACTCACCAACGCGCGCGTGGCTCAGGCGACTGCACAGCAGACCGCATGGACCACCGCGATGACCGCCATCGGGCAGTCAACGCAGGACCAGTTAGACGCCGCTTCGACCAAGTGGTCCGACTATGCCACGTTGATCTCGAACAAGCTGGGCAACGATGCCAAGCCCGCCATCGAAGCCACGATCAAGTCGGTCGAGGCTATGATCGCCGCCATCGCCGGAATGGGCCAGACGCCGCCCGATTCGTTAACGCAGTGGCTCGCGCAACTCAACCAGAAACTTACCGACATGGCGACGCCCGCGGAACGCTTCGCGGCGGACATGAAGACATTGGGCGTCACGACGGTACAGGACGCCACCGACAGCGTAACGAAGCTGGCGACGGCATTGCAGAACGCCAAGGATAAGAGCGATGGCTCGCTACAGTCGACCGCCGATCTGCAACTGGGCACGCAGAAGCTCGACCAGTCGGTACAGTCGTTGGTCGATTCCTATAACAACAAATGGCAAGTCGCGCTGAAGGCGGGCGACATCACCCAGCAACAGTACAATCAGCACGCCTACGACGGTGCGCTACAGGTGTTGGCGGGGTTCACCTCTCTGGCGAACGATGCGCCCGGTAAAATTCAGTTAGTCAACGCCGCCACGATAGTGCTCGACGGCACGCTTAAGACACTGAAGACCGGCGCGATGACCGACGCGCAGCAAGCCTTCAAGGATCTGGGCGTGCAGAGTCATGACGCCATGCAGCAGATGGCGACGGACGCCGCCGCCGACTTCGCCAAGGTATCTGCCAGCGCGAACGAGAACGGCACCACTTACATGACGGCATGGATCAACGCGCACAAAAAGATTTACGACGAACTCACGGCGGACGGCACCAGCTTGTCGGGCGCTCAGAAGGAAGACTTGGCAAAGATGGAGCAGGCCCGCACCACATGGTTGGCGGCGCAGGACTCCGCTTGGACGACGGCCTATACCGCCGTGTCGAAGGAGATCGGCACCACGTTCGACGACATGACCAAGGCCCTCATCACAGGTGATCAGAGTTTCGGCAAGCTGATGACCAACTTATGGCAGTCGCTCGCAGAAACGGCGCTGAATGCGTTCATCGCACCGCTGAAGAAAGCCATCACCGACTTTATCGCGAACGAATTGGCGAACCTTCTGGGCGACCAAGGACTGGGCGGGGTACTTACTAAGCTGACGAGTATTAGCGGCTTGACGGGCACGCTGTTTCCATCTAGCGGCGCGGCGGGCGGCAATTATGCCGAGGACATCGGCGGAACGGGCATGGGCGGCAGCGGCACTGATGGAGTAAGTATCCCCGGTATTCCGACCAGTGGGTTGTCAAGCTCGGGCGGCAATTATGCCGAGGACATCGGCGGAACGGGCATGGGCGGTGCAGGTGATGTTGCTTCGAGCGGCACCGATGCCGCGTCGTCGGCGTCGGGCGGTCTAAGTAGCGCGCTCGGTGGAATCACCGGCATTGTGGGCGCGGTGGGTTCGGTCGTCTCGGCGGTGTCCGGAGTGATCAGTAACTTCCAGATGGCGCACCAGACCGACATTCTGGCGTCCATCGAACACAACACGCGCTACACCATGATGTATGTCGGCGACCGCGCCGATGGCGGTATCCTCGGCGTACTGTTCAAGATCAACGATGAGATCGCGTGGGGCAACACCACCAAGGCCGTCGAGAACCACCGCGACTTATTCAAGGACTGGAGCGGTCCGGCTCTGGCGGCAATGAACGGGATCAACGATCAGTTGAGTTACAACGTGGCACCGTATCTGCCCGACATCAAAGTCCCGCTGCAGGATATCCGGACGATCAGCCAAAATTTGCTCGACACGGTGACGACCGGCTTTCAGGACGTCAAGATTACGATCAACGCGGGTAACTTGACGACGGCGGACGCGGCGCGGCAACTGGGCAACCAGATCGCCACCAATCTGGCAACGCAGTTAACGGCGGTGAGGGGATGAACGTCACGATCACGATCAACGGCGTGGACAAGACCAGCGCATGTATGTTGGCCGCGACGCGCATTAACTACGACTCGACCAAACGCATCACCACGGCGAGTATCTCGGTACTGGCGCACGCCCTCAACGCGCCCGGTTCAGACGCTCCGGAAGAAATGCTGCAGGTCATCATTCTCGACGGGCGCGACGGCGTGACGAAGCTATTCGAGGGGCAGATATTCGCCATGACGTTGAAACAATCGGACACGCCCGGTTTTAGCGTCTTCTATCAGTGCGATCTGAACGACTGGGGCGCGTATCTGGACCGCTCCGTATGTTGGGACCCGTCGTTTGTTCTCACGCTTCCCGGTAGCGATCAGAGCATCATCCTTGCACTGCTGGGTCACTTTTGCCCCGCGATCACGGTACACGCCGCGAACATCGCCGCACTGGTGCCGACCATCCAGCAGTTCGACTGGCTCACGAAGACGTGCCGCCAAGTGCTCGACGATCTTTCGACGCTCTCGCAGGGTTCCTGGCAGGTCGACTTCGATGGCGTCCTGCATTACTACCTCGCGACCAACGCGCCCGCTGCGCCCTTTGGACTCTCGACGTCGCCGGACTATCAGACGACGTACCCGGTGCGCGTCGACAACTACAAGCGCGACTTCACCAACCCCATCAACCATGCCCATGTGCGCGGGCTGCAGGACCAGACGACGGGCGCGGTGATCCTTGCCGACTACGCCGACCCGGTTTCGATTCAGGACTATGGCGAGTATGCCTCTGGCCTCGTCGACACGTCCATCGTCACCGGCTACGATGCCGCGCTGCGCGCCAAGTCGATGGTGCTCTCGTATGCGTACCCCATCGAAACGGGTACGTTCACGATCTGGGGACCGGACGGCCTGCAGTGCGGCATGAAGGTTCACATCAAAGAAGAGAATCTGGGGATCGATGGCGACTACACCATCATTTCTCTGGCGATGCAATGGCAGGACGCTTCACTCGTCGAGTACGTCGCGCAGTTCGGCGCGGCCAAGCCGGATCTTGAAACCATCCTGCGGCTGCTCGATCAGCGGACTAAGTGGGCGACATCGAACGTCCCGATCACGACGAGCGTGCCGGGTGCGGGCACCATCACCGACGCCAACATCGCGCCGCCCGGACTGAGCGCGTCGTCGATTCAGAGCGTCAACGCCGGAACGATTCAAGGCGTACTCAACGCGGGGCAGATCGGCGCGGTGAATGCGTCGACGATCATCGGGCAACTAACCGCCGCGCAGATCGCGACCGTCAATGCCAGCAGTATCGCGGGCGTGTTGTCGGCTTCTCAGATCGCGACCGTCAACGCGACGAGCGTGCAGGGCGTCCTGCAGGCGTCGCAGATCGGCGCGGTGAACGCCACGACGATACAGGGCGTGATCGTCTCGTCTCAACTGGCGAACCAGATCATCGATAGCCTGAGCAAGTACGCAACGCCGCTTACTCCGGTGCAGATGGTTCAGACAGCCGCTAATCTGCCCGCGATGCCGAACGCCAACTTCCCGCCGAACTCGTTTTTCTACTATGTGCCGGACGGAAACTTCTATCAGATCAACGCAGCCGGTACGACGTGGGTGCAGAACAATAACCCGCAGGGCTCGCTGATGAATTTCTTTAACATCGGAGCGATGCGGGCGACGTCTATCGTGGGCTTGATCCTCGCCGCACAGATCAACAGCATCACGGCGGGGCAGATCACCGGGCAGATACAGGCCGCGCAGATTCAGACCGTCAACGCGTCGACCATCGTCGGGCAAGTTACCGCCGCGCAGATCTCGACGGTGAACGCCAACGCGATACAGGGCACGGTCACGGCATCGCAGATCGCCAGCGTCAACGCGACCAGTATCACCGGCACGATCAACGCCGCGCAGATCGCCAGTGTGAACGCGTCGACGATCTCGGGCACCATCTCGGGCTCGCAGATCGCCAACATCAACGCGGCGACGATCACCATCGGCCTGATCGCCGACAACCAGATCGGCAACGTGAGCGGCGCGAAACTTACCGTGGGGACCGTTTCGTCCGATAAGCTCTCGACTTACTCCATTGACGTGGGCGGCGGCACCGGAAGCCACCCCGGACGCATCAACGTATACGACGCGAGCAATGGCGGCATCGCTCAGATAGGTACGCTCGATGCAAGCTCCAACTATGGCGGTTGGTTCAAAGTCTTCGGCGCGGGCGGCGGAAGCTACACCGATGCGAAGGTGAAGACCGACACCAGCGGTAATCTCGCGATCACGGACGCCACGCTCACGATCACCAACGCGGGAAGTGCCACCGCGCTTACCGTGAGTCCGGCGACGTTCGATTCGACTTACTCCAGCCTTGCGCTGAACGTCGCGGGCGGGAGTTATAAGACGTCCGTCGTCTCGCGCGGCATCGTGATCTATAACGGGTCGACGCGTTACGGATCGTTCGCCATTGGTCCGAACGGTTGGCCGGTGTTGGAGATTCCAAACCCCAGCGGATACATTCAGCTAGACGGATCGACCGCGATCTGCCGCGCGGACGGCGGCTTCCAGGTCTTCGGTACGCCAGTAATCAATAACGGCGGCGTCTTCGTCAGTGCCGCAGGAATCAGCACCACCGGCCAGATCTCGACCTCCGGAGCAATCGTAGCGAACAACGGGTTTTACATCTCCTATCCCGGCAACGCGCTGATCAGTAACACCGGGCAGTTCATCGCCACGGCAGGTATCAACATTCAGGCACCGGGCGTCGTCAATTGCGATGTCGGCTTCCGGATGAACCAAGTACAGGTGATCGGCACGTCGCCCTCGCCCGCAAATGCTCCCCGCAGCTTCGTTGGCGATGGTGGCGTGAACACGTCCGGGCAGATCATCACATCAAACAGCGTCAACGTGAACAATGGTTCGGGCTACTTCATGAACGGAAGTACCTTGATCGATACGAGCTATCGCTTCGTCGGCGTGGGCGGAGTCAACACGTCCGGCCAGATCATCACCTCGAACAGCGTCAACGTCAACGGCGGGTCGGGCTACTTCGTCAACGGCGGCACTGCCATTAACAACCAGAACTATCATTACGGGCAGTGGTTCTATGCGTGGAGTCCGAATCAGAACAACTATCTGGCGGGCCTTGATACGCTGACGGTCGCGCTGTCGAACGGCTGGAAGCTGGGCTTTTCAAGAGGCATTCTGACTTACTACGGGACATAGGGAGAGCAACATGCAGAACAACGAACCCGAGAACTACCCATTGGACGACGCCGCCATCGAGACGGTGGCGGAACTCGACGAAGAGGATCGTAAGCTCGACGCGACGCGCGCCAATATCAACGTGGCGCGTTCCGCGGTGCTGCATTACTTCCTCCGCCAACACAAGATGCTCGGTAACTGGCAACTGGCACCCAACCGGCGCGAGTTAGTACGCATCGAACAGCCGCAGCCCGCAATCGCGCCGACTCCGCCCGTCGAGTAAGTGCGCCGACTCACCAACTGCAGGACGTCGCGCTTGGATCGTAACGCGCGACACTGCGGCGAGTGAGCGACTTATCGCAACGCACGCAGGCAATAAAAATATTTTAAGACCCTTTTGTCCGTTATTGACTCCGGACGTTTCAACACGCAGCGGGAAACGCGCGCCTGTTTGATGCCCGCGTCGGCTATCTGTTTTTATTGGGTTTCGAAAATGGAGTTATTTTTTTTCGACATAAGTCGATACATTTGCGCGCTGTCAAAGTTACAGCGGATCAATACATAAAGTGTCTAGACAACTGCTAGCGAAGGATATTCGGGGTATTGACGGCTTCTCAGAATCGGCATATAACCGAAAACATGGAATCGTGATCAGACAAAGCGCTTCCTTAATCGACAAACTGTTGGGAGTTTAATGCAACGCCGATGTGACAATCGCGTTACAGCGCGGCGGGAGAGGTGTGTAGTATGGCGTCGAATCGTGTTCGTTTGGGTGTCATGGTGTCGCGAGAAGCGCACGAACGGCTAAAGGCTCACTGCAACGCGCGCACCGAGGCGGAGTTCGGGCCGTGTTCCTTCAGCCGGGTGATCAATGAGTTACTGATACGGCATCTGACATCGGGACAGGTCGACGACATCCCGACCGTTTCAGAGGCGCGCGTGAAGCGAAGGCGCGCCAGTTAGTAATCAACCATCAAAGGGAATCCGGGGATGATGATCACCGCACCGCGCACGGTGCTGATGTGCCCGCGCGTCCATCTGTGCGACTGCTGCCACAACCAACCGGGGCGGCAGTTCGTCGACGTTTTCTGGTTGTGCGATGTCTGCGCGCCGCTCTACATCAAGGCGTTGGAGACGGAAAGGGACTAACGATGTTAAACGAAGCTCTTCGAAAGCTGGCTATCGGCGGTTCCGAGATCGGGGCCATACTGGGCGTCGATCCGGACCGCGACGCGCTCGCGGTGTGGGCATCAAAGCGGGGCAACCTGACGCCCATAGCGGACCGCGACGCGCCCACGTATATGATCCTCGGGCGAATGCTCGAAGAAGGCGTACTGAGGATCTATGAACACATCACCGGGCGCGCGACCGAGTACTGTAACGACTCGCGGCTTGACCCGACGCGACCCTACATGGTGTGGACTCCGGACGGCCTATGCCGCAGTGAACGGCGCGGCGTCGACGCCAAGATCGTGCGTTGGGATCAGGGTTATAAGTGGGGCGAAACGGCGGACGACATCCCGCCGCGCATCATCACCCAGTGTTGGTGGTACATGGCCGCAGCCGACTACGATGTGTGGGACGTCTGCGCCCTCGTCGGCTGTCAAGACGTCCGGATCTATCAGATTGATCGCGATCAGGAGGCGGAGCGGGAGATGCTGTTCCGGGCGCAGGAGTTCTACCGGCGCTATCTGATCGGCAACGAACGCCCGCCGGTCACGCGCCGCAGCGATGAAGTCGACCGCTGGCTGAAGCAGGCGTTCCCCAGAGAGACGAAGCCGGTGCGCGCGGCGTCCGATACGGAAGCCTTTCTGCTCGACGAGTATTCCCGTATCCGTATCCGGGAAGACGAACTGAACACATTGCGCGAGACTCTCGAAACGCGCCTCAAGCTGATACTCGAAGACGCCGAGGGACTGGCATGGCCCGCTGGTCGCATCACTTACCGCGTGACGAAGAGCGGCGGAACCGATTGGAAGAAGTTGGCCGAGATGCTGCTATCACGCGAGGTCACGGTGAAGGAACGCGCCGCACTGCTGGAGCAGTACGCGAAACCCGGCACGCGGCGTCTGTTGTGGGACTGCGATGCCAGTCAATTGCCGCCCGTCCTGAGCGCCGCAGGTTCCGCGGAACTCCTGCAGGACGTCGCGCGCATCGCCGAAGGCGTGGTGCCGCCCGAACCGGCGCAGTTGATCGAACTGGAACCGGCAGGAGTAAACACGATGGGCGCGCCCATGAAGTCGGTACGCGAGTTACTGGCGGAGATGGAAGCGGGGCAGCAGTTCATCGAAGACGTGAAAGAGCGGACCACATGAGCGGCTTCCCGATCAACCTGGGCGCGCAGTTGGCGCAACTGCAGGACCAGTTAACCGCGCTTGTCGCGCAGCATCACCGGGCACTGGTGGAACATCAGCGCGTGCTGAAAGGTATCGCCATCCTGCTACACTCGGTCGCCGATGAAGCGGCCTGTAAGGGTTGCCCCGCCACGATCTATTGGGTGAGACATCGGAACGGCAAGAGCGCGCCCTACAACGTCGACGGCACCAATCATTTCGTGACGTGCCCGAAGTCGAAACAATTCAAACAGACGAAGGAGAACCGAACGGTATGAAAGAAGAGACGATCCCCGCGCAGACGGCTGGCAGTTCCGTGACCGTGCGCGATACAGTGCTGGCGAACGAGGTGAGCGTCTCGGGCGACATGGCGCCTACCGCAGCCGCAGCCGCAGCCAAGGCAGAGATCGAAGCCAGTTACGTGGTGGCGCTCCGCAATCAGCGCGACATCGACACGTTTCGGTTACGCATCCTGAAAGACTGCCGACGTCCGGGCTTCGCAGACACGGCGCTATATCATCGCCCGGTCGGACGCGAGAAAGACCCGGCGACGGGGCAGTGGCGCGACGCGTTCGCGGTTAACTTCTCGATCCGGTTCATAGAGTCGGCTTTGATGGCGTGGCGCAACGTCCACACCACGGCACGGATCACCTACGAGGACGGCGAACGCGCGTTGCTTACCGTGAAGGTTCTCGATCTGGAAACCAACGTCGCCTATTCGACCGACGCGACCATCGACAAGCTGATCGAACGCAAGGAAGTAAAGAAGGGCAGAACGGCGCGCGGCGTCCGTGAGAACTCCTACGGCGACATGGTGTATCTGCTCGAAGCCACTAAAGACGAGTTCCGCAACCTGATGGGGGCGGAGCGTTCGAAACTCATCCGGGACAACGGTCAGCGACTCTTACCGCGCGACGTCCTCGACGAAGCCCGCGCCGCCATCGATGCGACCGTGGCCGATCAGTCCGCCAAAGATCCGGACTCCGCCAAGAAGAAGATCCTTGATAAGTTCGGGTCGCTGGGCATCACGCCCGCCATGCTGAAGGATTACTTAGATGGGCAGTCACTCGAATCATTGACCCTCGACGCCCTGCAACATCTGGGCGCGATCTATAACGGACTGAAGGAAGGGCAGTACACATGGCCGGACCTCCTGCGGGTGAAGGACGAACCCGCCGAAGGCGACACCGCCAAGGGACTGGAACCCGCCAAACGTACCCGGCTGCGCGACAAGATTCTCGACAAGCCTGAAGCACCGAAACCGGAGGAAACGAAGTGAGCGAAACGAAACAACCGAAAGTGGTACTTGAGCAAGTGAAGTACACCTTCACGATGGAAGAAAAGCGCATTCTGGGCGAGACACTGGCGCGCGAAGCGCAGGACGTCTTCAGTCTGCAGACGCAAAAGAAAGAGGTAACTAGTTCGATCACCGCGCGCATCGATGAGGCGCAAGGCCGGGTGAAGATCACCACCGACAAGATCAACCAGGGGTATGAACTGCGCGACGCCGAGTGTGTGGTGACGTTCGACGTGCCCCGGCGCGGCATGAAGTCTTACATCAGGCTGGACACGCACGAAGCGGTCCGTGAGGAACCGATGACGTCGGACGAACTGCAGGAAACCTTCGCCTTCGTTGTTACCGAAGACGCGCCAGCACAGCCGCCCGATGAAGAGGCGCAACCGTTCGCGAAGAAGCGCGGACGCCCGCCCAAGAATCAGGAGATCAACTGATGGGCTCGAAGACGTTCGATAGCAAGTGTCTTGAATTGGCGGAATACTTTTGCGACGACGAGGGCATCGAATCGCGGCTGATAGCCATCGAACTCGCGGTGGCAATTCAGGAAGCGGTCGAAGACTTCATGACGACGCAACGGCATATGACAAGTTCATGACCGATCCCGCGCCCGTTCCGGTCAGAAGAAACACCAACTAAGAACGGGACAAACAGAAGAGGACTACAGTGGCAAAAACACCGGAAACAACAGCATTACAGATCACGCCGCCAGACATGCGATTTATCAAGTTCACGCTGCGCGGCACGTCGCACATCTCGGTCCATCGTTTCAGCGAAAAAGCCAGAAAGCAGATACAGGCAACGCAGGAAGCCGGATCAACCAGCCGGTCGAAGAAGAAGCGCGAGCCGAAAGACTTTCATGCCGAGTTCGTCGCCGCGCAGTATCGCACCAAGGACGGCTGGCGAGGCATCCATGCGGCGGCCCTTCGTCACGGCATGATAGGCGCGTGCCGTCTGGTCAATTTCAAAATGGTCATGGCGAAGTTGGCATTGTTCGTCGAGCCCGATGGCTATGACGAGTTGGACGGCACTCCGCTAGTTCGTATCTGGGGGCCTGATCCCGAGATGTGGATTGCTCCCGTTAACAACGACGGCGGCGGGAAGGATCTCAGATCACGCCCGCGCTGGAGTCCGGGCGAATGGGAGCTTAGGCCGTGCGTCCGATACGACGCCAGTATATTCACCGAGTCCGATGTCGCCAATCTTATACAGCGGGTCGGGGCACAACTCGGGGTATGTGAGGGCAGACCGTGTTCGCCGGATTCCCCGGGCCTCGATTACGGGCTGTTTGATCTGGTGTCGACGGAAGTCGGGAGGGCGGCGGCATGACGCACAAGTACCGCAAGACGAGTAAGTTCACGCGGCGCGTGCCGGTCGAAGTAGCCGCCGCCGAACTGGAACGGATCTGGGAAGCCCACGATCGCAAGCTCACCCCGGCTGCGGTCGTCGAAGACGCCAGACCGGAAACGGCTTTGCTCCATGAAGCCTTCGAATGGGACGACGCTCTCGCGGGCGAACAGTACCGACTGTGGCAAGCGCGGCAATTGATTAAGGCCGTCCGGATCGTCGAGTCGGACAAGCCGGAAGGTCCGCAATTTATCCATGTGAAGGTGGAACGCCCCGAAGAACCCGCGCAGTATTATCAGCACGCCACGGTACTTTCTACGCGCCCATTCGAGTTACAAGCGGCGCTGTTGGCCGCCTTCCGGAAGCTCAAGGAAGCCGAGACAGCCTATGGAGAGGTCATGCGACTGCAACAGGAAGCATCGGGCGATGATCTCGACATCTCGAAGGTAACGGCAATACTAACCGCACTGGCGACGGCGCGGACGGTCGCACAGCATTTGCAGTAGTCGGGGGCCGGTGAGATGAGATGAGTTACGGTATGGCTGGGTGAGGCAGGTCCGGCGTGGCGCGTCGCGCTGGGGCGCGATTGGGACATGGCAGGTAAGGCAACGCCTGATCATGGCTGGACAGGTTGCGGCAAGATCTGGCAGGTAAGGCGGGTTGAGAAGCGGCTCGGTAAGTCGGGGCATGACACGGCAGGAATGGTGAGGAAGGTTAGGCCGGTTGGGATCTGCGGCGGTTTGGCAGGTATGGTCGGGCGCGACTGTGTGAGGCGAGATCGGATATGGTCGGGGCAGGTTTGGCAGGTAAGGTCGGGTGCGTCGGGACGGGTCACGATCTGATGTGGTCCGGCAGGTTTGGCTGGGTACGTTGGGGCAGGTAAGGTTGGGTTAGTCGAGATCTGATGCGGTGAGGATAGGTTTGGCTGGGTAGGAGTATGGCGACAAAAACATTATTTATGGAGTCGACCGAAGTACCGGCGACGCGCACGGCTGCGGAGATCTCGGCGTGTCTCATTCAGGCGGGCGCTACACAGATCGCGCAGGACTACGAGGAAGGGAAGATCACCGGCCTGCGCTGGTCAATGAAGTTGAATGGTCGGGACGTGATGTTTGACATGCCGACGCGCGTCGAACCGGTATACCAAATCCTGCTCAAACGCCGGACGGTCTACGTTTCATCAGACGAGAAGGTGCGACTACGCGAGAAGGCGGAGCGCGTCGCATGGCGGCAACTCCTGCGCTGGGTGCAAGCTCAGTGCGCCATGATCGACTGCGGTATGGTGAAGCCGGTCGAAGTCTTCATGCCCTACATTCAATACGCGCCGGGTAAGACCATGTTCGAAGCTCTCGAAGCCGGACATCAGGCATTAGGCTTGCCGCCCGCGAGGTCCGTCTGATGCCCGCGATCAGGATCGTGGGTCTTGTGAACGGCGAGCCCTCCGAATACGACGGCACGTATGTGGTTGACTATGACCCGACGCCGCAGATCGACGAGGTGGGCGGCTTCGTGCATCTGGTCGTTACCGAGGACGTGACGCAAGCCCGCCAGTTCCGGACGTATGCCCAAGCCGTCGCGTTCTATCAGTCGCCCTCTCGACTGGGGCCGCGTCCGGACGGGGAGCCCGACCGCCCGCTGTCTGCGTTCACCGTCGAGATCGTCGGGGAGTCGTCGTGAAAGGCCCGGAGGAAGTCGCTCTGGTCTGCGCGCGGGCCGATGGTCCGCTGTGCATTCGAGGATCGGTTTACACGCACGTCTGCCACCACTGCGGCGTTCGCCTGATGGTCGCGCCCTTCGGTCAGAAAGTCATCGCCGAGTCGGCAGGCAAAGCAATTACGCTGTGCGAACGATGCGCGCGCCGTCTTCCGGAATGCATCGAAGAAAGACCCGAGGCGCGCCGGGATGCCGACTCGGGCGACGTCGTTCCCAACGCGTGGATGCTCCGCAATTGACACGCGCGAAAAGTGTGTTACGCGTGCGTTCCCCCTTATCGCCCAATTCGTTGTACAATTGTTTCTAGTAGTTGATTGACAAAACGAAACGGACAACGAAACGAAATGAACAACGAAACGAAGATCAAACGGACTATGACGCAAGAAGAAGCCAACGAGAAGGCAGTCGCGATGTGGGGATATCACGCCTACGTTCGCGCAAACCCGTTCAACGGGCGGAAGGTCGTCGGGGTTGTGACGAAGGATCACGGATTCAAGGTACGCGGCAACGGGCGCACGTGGAACGAAGCGTTTAAGATCGCGGCGATGAAGGAGGCGAAGACGACCACTCCGGAAGTGGTCAAGGAGTTCCGCAAAGCAGTAGCGGCGAAGGTGAAGCAACTCAAGAAAGACGAAGCCGCGCCCGTCGTCGAGACGATCAGCGTCGAGGTGAAGCCACTCGCGCCCGTCGTCGACATGAACGAGACGAAGACATGGAACTACTCGGCGACGAAGATCACGACGGGCGAAGTCTTCCTGCGCGTCACGCCTCTAATGAGTCGTGAAGCCCTCAATCAGATGCTCCATCGTTGGAACTGTAACGACGCGGGTTTCTGGCAATACGCGCTTGCCGAGACGCGCGTCGAGTCCGTCGTCGTCGAGTCCGTCGTCGTCGCGAAGCCCGCAGGACTCACCCAGAACGAAGTCACCCTACTGAAGTCGTTCGCCAACAGCGAGTATCACGACGGACGCCACCCCGTTGGCGACTATCAGTGGTTTGATAACCCGTTCGAATCGAAGACGACATGCGGAGGCGTGATGGCGTCGCTCTCGAAGAAAGGGTTCGCCCGCGAGACGGATTCCGGAACGCGCGATCATGCGGCGTGCATCACGCAGGAGGGCTGGGACGCCCTTCTCACCGTTGATCCGGTGTTCTGCGCGAAGTTCGACGGGTGCATCGTCGACCCCTTCCGGAAGATCGTCGAAGCCGCCAAGACGCCCATCGTCGAGACGCCCGCGCCCATCGTCAAGACGCCCGTCGTCGTCAAGAAGAAACCCGACGTGACGCTCGTCTTGACGTCCTCCGATTACAAACTGCTAAAAATGCGACTGACAAGCCACGCGCGCCAGTGGCTTGCATCCAAGGAGGTGCGCTAGTGCGCGCCCTCTGGGATATCGGCTCCGTGCCGACTGGACCGTGTAAGATGTGCGGGCGTCCGACTCTGGGCTCCTGCGAACAGGTGCCGACGACGTGCGACGACTGCCGCGCGTATCTCGGGGTATTCGATGCGACTCCGCAAACGATGAACTTAGCCGTACTGATCACGAAGGGCGGGCGCGCATGAGCGCCCCTCTTACCGTTCAGGACGTCGCCACGCGCCTCGGCGTGACGCGTTGGTGGGTTTACTCGTTGATCCGCTCCGGACGGCTAAAAGCCACTCCCTTCGGCACGTCCTACATGATCACGCGCAAGGATCTTGCCGCTCTTAAGATCGGCAAAGTGGGACGCCCTAAGAAGACCTCCGGAGGTGCAAAGTAATGACGAAGATCGCGGCATTCTATTCGCGCGTTTCACTCGACGAACAAGCGCAGAATTTCAGTCTGGCATCGCAGACGCGCGCCATGGCGAAACTCGCCAAGGAGGAAGGGTTCACGACCGCGCCCGAACTGCAGTTCGTCGACGACGGCTATCTGGGCGGCGAGATCGATCGTCCTGCCTTAACGCGACTCCGGAAGGCGGTACGGTCCGGAGCGGTTCAGTACTTGGTCGTGTACGATCTCGACCGGCTATCCCGCGAACTCGCCCACCTCCTGATACTGGTCGACGAGTTAGAGAAGTACGGCGTCAAGCTCGTGATCGTCAACGGATCGATAGAAGACTCGCCCGCTGGAAAGCTGATGATGACGATCCGGGGCGCGTTCTCGCAGTATGAGAAGTCGAAGATCCGGGAGCGCACGATGCGCGGGCGACGCGAGAAGGCGGAGCAGGGCTTTATCAACGGTGGAACGACGTTGTACGGGTATCAGTACGAGGGCAAGGCGCAAGGCACGCGCGGGCGGCTGGTGATCGTTCCAGAACAGGCGCGCGTCATCCTGCAGATGTTCACATGGGCGGCGGAGGGCGTCGGACTGCGCGATATCTGCCGACGTCTCGAAGACGACGGCGTTCAACCCCTCAAGGCGAAACACTGGGCCAAGAACGTCGTCGGTCAGATGTTGGCTAACACGACCTACTTCGGCGAAGGGCGTTACAACCGCAGGATGATCGCCGAACCCAAGGGCGCGCGACGCAAGCCCGCCCCCGAGGGCAAGTCGAAGAAGACATCGGCGCGTTATCGTCCGGAGTCGGATTGGATCATCGTACCGACTCCGCCCATCGTCTCGCGTGAACTGTTCGAAGCCGTGCGCGCGCAGATGGCCAAGAACAAGCGCATGAACGTGGGGCGACCGTCCGTGTATCTCCTGCGCGGGCTGATCAAGTGCGGCAAATGCGGTTACTCCTGCCTCAGTACCCCGAATCACGGCAAGCCGCGTTATCGTTGCGGCAATATGGATCAGGCGACATGGGAACGGCGCTGTGATCAACTCTCGACGCCCGTCTCGGTGATCGAGACGCAAGTCTGGGAGACGGTCGTCGCCTATGCCGCCGATCCCCATCGCCTCTACATGGAACATCAGCGCGAGACGTCGCCCGCCGTCAGTGGTCCGGATCAATCCAAACAACGCACGGAACTGGAGCGCGCAGTACAGAAACTCAAGAAGCAGGAGTTCCAAGCCACCCGTTCCATGATCGATCCCGATCTGGCGGACTCCTACGAGATCTTTAAATCTGCCCTGAAGGATTGCCAGAAGCAGATTCGCGCGCTAGAGTCTCAGTTAACAACTTTGCAACCCAAACCCAAGGCGCGGCCCGCGTTCGTTCTCCCGATCCTGCAGGAGTCCTACCAGAAAGTTCTGGCGACGGCGCAGACGACGGAGCAACGGCGGGAAGCCATACGTCAACGCGTGGAACGCGTCGAACTACAGGACGGCGTAATCGTCATCACGTTTAAGCCGGTCAACGGTCCGGACGATAACGGAACAGCGGGCACTAATTGTCTTGAGCATCAAACTGAGAAAGACAATATGTATCCGGGTTTCAGCGTCCGGAGGAAGCTGGCCTGATCGATGCGCGGCGCGTGTCCTCCTGATCGGACGGACCGCGCTCTAACTGCCTCAACATCAACACCATCTCGGGGACTGCAGAACAACGCAGTCCCCTTTTTCTTGGGCGGTACGCGATGGTGAAACGCGCGCCCGCGTTCCGACTCCGCCCGCCCCTTGCCCTCTCTGAGAACGATGTTGAACGTGCGTGTCTGGACCTCCTGCGCGTCCGTGGGTACTGGGCGGCACGTCAACACGTCGGCGCGTTCCGGACTCCGGGCGGCGACTGGGTGAGGATCGGCGAGAAGGGCGTCCCCGATTATTTGGTCCTACATGGGCGTTATCGCGGCTTCCTGATGGAAGTGAAACGGCAATCGGGCGGCGTGTTGAGTCCGGAACAAGCCTTCAAGATTCAGCAGTTGACCCTTGGCTATCGTCTGCGCGTCGCCGTCGTGACGTCCTCAAAAGAACTCGCCGACTGGCTGCAGGATCACGAACACAGCCCCTAAAAATTTGAGGACCACCCGAGGAGGCGGAGGACTAGGCCGCGCTCTCGAATGGCCCTCTAGTGACAAACGAAACGGACTGATCGAAAGCGCCCCAAAAGGAAAACCATTCGAAGGAGCCGAGGAAGCAGTCATGTCGAGCATACCGCAGTCCACTATCATTCAGCCATCTTTGATTCTGCCGAAGTTTCTGGCGGGCAACCGTGATCTATCGAACTGGGCGCAACGCGTGTTGATCCTGCTCGACGACTACCGGAACAAAGTGACCGGCCAGTGCAACCCGCGTATCAAACGACTCGCCGCCGATCTGGGCGTCTCCTATCGCACGATCACGCGCGCACTGGCGGAACTCCGGAAGTGGCGGCTGATCGCCGTCGAGCGGCTGCGTTACGGCTATCAGTTTATCGTCGCGGCGCGCGATCAGTGGCGGTTACTCCTGTTGAAAAAGTTTCCCACAGCGGTGGAAAAACCTCCCGCGTCGCCACCTCCGGAAGCCCCGCCGCCGCTGGCTTTTGAGCCATTCCAGAGTGGACAAGGTTGTCCACTCTCACCGGACAACCTTGTCCACTCTCAACCGCCCCATCTATTAGTGAACCTACCTAGTGAAACCTACTTATCTAACAACGAAGGGGACGCCGTGCCTCGGAGCGTACACCATGCGGCGGCGGCGACCCCTGCGCCTTCGATAAATAACGTCTTCCTCAACCAACGCATACCGCTGCGCTCGTCGTTCACCGTCCACCTGTGCGAACTCCTGCTGAAGACCCACCCGCAACCGGGCTTGCCGGTCAAAGCCCTGCTAAGACTCGACGCAATTCTCGGTGATGATTCGGACACAGCCGCACGATGCGCCAAGCTGATCGAGACTCGCCACGCGCAGTGGCGCAAGTACTGGGACACGTTGGAGCCGGGGAAGTTCATCCCGCAACTGTGGCGATGGCTGCAGGATAACGACTGGTTCGTCGAGCCGGTGATCCGCAAACCGGCGATGAGGGCATATGCGACGGTGGGCGAACGCAACCGGGCCATGATGGAGCGGCAAGCGGAACGCGACCGACTGCGAGGTAAGGAATGATCGCCCGTTCACTGGCGCGCGAACTGATCGGCAAGTTCTCCGGACTGCCCGGATACCCCAACGATAACGACGAAGCCTTTCAGTTACTCGTCGACATGATGGAAACGGCGACGTCTGCGGGCGCGGCGCGGGTCTTCGTCACGACATGGTTACAGGACGAGATCATGGCACCGACTCCCGCCCATGTATACCGATACTTCCACCCGAGGAAGCTGAGTGGATCGTCGACGCCCGTCGCCAAGGGTAAATGCCCGCACTGTAACGGCGTCGGGTGGGTCATTGTCGAGGACCGCGCGGGCAACTCCGCCGCCAAGCGTTGCCAGTGCGCGGCGGACGCGATACAGGCGAGTTTAGGACTCTGATATCTCATTCGAGGGCGGTTAGACGTAACAAGTGCAGTAGAATAGCGACGAAGTAACTAAGATGTGACAACGAATAAATGAAAGGACCACGACAAATGAGGACTAACAACGAAACACGCGTGGCGACGTGCTGAACGCATGGAAGCCATCGGTGAACTAACTCACAAGGTGCTGATGTCGAATCGACAGTATGCCGCGCTCCGCATCTTTACGGATCGACCCGATGAGGCAGTGCCCTTGGGGGCGGCGATCAACATCGATCAACGTTCTTTGGGCAGTCTGTACCATCGCGGGTGGATCGAATACAGCCGGGACGGCTTGCGACTCACCCGGCGCGGACTCGAAGCGAAGTACCACTTCGAGAACACCATCGTGATGCGCGACACACCCAGTAAAGCGTTCTCGCATTACATGAGTAACGTTAAAACACTCCTGAACTACACGGACTATGTGCGGCGCGCCAGTCGAAAGCGGGCGACGGCATGACGACGGGTATCACGATGACCGACCCGCAGATGGTCACATGTCGAATCTGCCATCTGTTGGTCGGATGGTCGCCGCAGAAGGTCGACTTCGTTTGTATTCCGTGTTTCGACTTGGTGCAGATCGTCCGCTCGAAAGACGCGCCCGGAGAAGCATCGACATGAGAGCGTTCATGGGATGCGACAGGGCGGACCTCGAACCGGGCAGCGTAGTAACCTCTGGCAACGGGATACGCTATTACGTCGTTCGACGGGCAACGCTTGAGGAAGCGCGGGAAAGTTGGGACCGCTGCGGCGATGGCTCACCGCTGGTGCCGGTGGGAGATGAGTACTTCTATGAGATCGACACGCAATTGGCACCTGTGACGATCAACTGACGAACGAAACGAGAGGACTAAACGGAAATGGACACACAGAATATACTTCGAACGATTCACCGCAATCAGGAGCAGATTGACCTCCTGACGGCGAACAATACGCAACTGATCGAGTTCCTGATGGTGGCGGGCGCGCAAGCGGCGCTCACATCGTTGGAACATTCGCCCGCTCCAGCCGGAAGCGTCCCAATCTGGCATCAGATAGCCGAGCAGAATTTGACGCGATCTCTCCCGTTACCGCCCGCGACGACTAAGAAACGCATGGGACGCCCGCCCGGTGGTAAGAACAGGCCGAAGCAGGAACCCGACCGCGAGGTCCGCTACGACACGATGGGGCGCAAGATACATCAACATCTCAAGGTGATGACCGCCGAACAGCGCAAGGCGGTGGGCGAAGCCAGCCGCAGACGTTGGGAGATCGTGCGCGAAGCCGGACTGATTCGACCGGGCAGTCCGGCCAGATCGCCGAGTAACGCGGAAGTGGCGCGCGCTCAGAAGATCATCGACGCGCGTAAGAAACGGGCGACATCGAAACAAGGCACGCACAGCCGCGACAAGTCGCCGCAGGCCGTCGCCGAGTGGAAACGCAAGCTCTCAGAAGCCAATCGCAGGGCGCGCGCCAAGAAAGCCGCGATGGGCATCGATTACACGACCAACCAGCCGATAGAGAAGGGTGGTGCCGCATGATGCGGCATTACATCCTGGTCGGTCAGTCGGTCGTCGAAGAGCCCGACATGCTCAAGTGGGCAACATGGAGTTTCGGTGCGGGAGATAAGGGGCGCATCGTCGCGCAGCATGTCGTCGGTCAGTACTTCGTCTCGACCGTGTTTCTGGGTTTCGATCACAACTGGGCGGCGCGCGGGCGTCGTCCTGCGATGTTCGAAACTATGACGTTCAAGCACGGCAGATCGGTAGAGCTATTCCGCTGCGCGACGTGGGTCGAAGCCGAGGATCAACATGAACAGGTGGTGATGAAACTGGAGAACCGCGAAGCGATGGCGCGTAGCGAGGTAGCCGATGCCGCGATTGATTGACGATCTCAGGGCCGCGTCCGCCGTCGATACGCCGTGGTGGATTGCCGAACATCTGCGCGAACGGTGGAGCGGTCACGCGCGCAATCTGCTGCACGTCGTCACGATGGCGGAGTTCCCCGTCCTGCTAATCGACAACGTGGCCGATTACTACTATCGGGGCACGGATCAGGAGTATTGGGACATCGGGCGCGACTTCCCCAACATCGCGCCGCCCTACCAGATGTTTTGGACTGAACACAAGCTGCCGCATACGATCCGGTCGGGCGAGTTCGGCGATACCCCTTGCGACTACATCGGCAAGGATGCGCGCCTCGGTACCTTCTGGTGCGCCGTCGCCCGCGACGACTGGCCGGTGCCGATTCCGGAAGAGGTGCGTTGGGTTCTCACCGCCGAGATGTTCATCGATTACGACTTTCGCGGCAAACTGATCGAAGGACCGACCGGAACGTCGGCGCTGATGGTCACTCCGGAGGGCGCACTGATCGGCAAGCCGATGATGCGATGTTATTCGGGCGGCGAACATGCCGAGGTCCTGAAGAGCTTCATCACATGGCTGCACCCGGCGCTGCTGGCGATCTCGTTTCTACACTGCCGGAACGTGCGTATCGTCGACAATGAAGCGCCCAAGCCACTGGCGAAGAAGTTTCACGGACGGACGGGTATCTGGCCCCGTCCGTGGCACACGCTTGAGATCGACCCGTTAAAGCAGATACTCCGGAAAGAAGGCAACGCGCAGACGGTCGGACTCGCCAAAGCGATGCACATCTGCCGGGGGCATTTTAAGGACTACCGCGAAGGGCGCGGTCTGTTCGGTAAGTACCATCAGATCGTCTGGCAACCGTCCGTGATCCGGGGTACGAAGGGCAAGGAAGCCGCCCCGCGAGAAGTGAGGATTAAGTTATGAACAACAGATCTGGGAAGAAAGTGCTTTCGAGTGGAAACGTTTTCGCGTGGGACATTACTACAGTTGGCTCGCGAAGTGCCCTTACTGGAGGTTTTGACCGCCCTCCGAACGATGCCGATATTGAAGAGGCCACCGCGTTCGCAGTGTCGATGGCACCGAAGGATGCAGACCAGGACGGTGTTCCGTTTGTGGGCACGCGCGAAGCCGTGGCGGATAAGGCGGTCGACTACTTCACGCGCAATGCGAAACATAACTGAACGCGAGGGGGACTATGGACGAACAACAGCGCATGATGCAAGAGTTGGGAATCACACGTGAACAATTCGAAGCGGTTGAAGCCAAAGCGCGCATCGACGACTCTATTGTTCGCGGCGTGATGACGCGCGTCCCGCCGTCCTGGCAGTTCATTCAGGACTTCGGCTCCGGTGGTGCGTTTCGGCGCGGCAGCATTCAGGTGGTCCTTACCGTTAGTCGTCACGATGACGGGCGCATCTGGGTGCATGTCAGCGCGTGCGGGCGACGTGGGCCGCAGAGTTGGTTTCTTCCGGACTGGGAAGACATGAAGCGCGTTAAACACGACTTCATCGGTCCGGATCGGTGGGCTTATCAGGTCTTCCCGTCAGAGAAGGATTATGTAAACCACCATGCCTATGTTCTGCACCTGTACGCGCTGCTCGATGGTGAACCGGCGCTGCCAGACTTCACGCGCGGGCTGGGCAGCATATGATCATTCCCCGCCGCATGAACCATCTGCGCCGCGACAGGCGCGGTTTTCCGATTCCCTACACGGTGATGTGTGGCGAGGACGGTACGCCCTACTTCACGGTGAACGACTCCGCCAAACAACACGAATGCGCCAAGGACCGGCGCTGCTCTGTCTGCGGCAAGCGCATCCCCGGCTTGGCGTGGTTCGTGGGCGGTCCATTGTCCGCCTTTCACCCGGAGGGCGCATACATGGACAACGCGCTTGACGAAGACTGTGCGCGGTTCGCGCTGCAGACGTGCCCCTATCTCGCGGCGCGGTCGTATGTTCACCGGATCGATGCCGCGCTGATCCCGGAACGCGATCTGCCGGAGTACCTCCTGATCGACCCGACTATGCTGCCAGACCGCCCCAAACTCTTCGTCGCCGTGGCGTGTCGCCGCTACGAGTTCACCGTCGAGGGTGTTCTCGGCACTCTGCACATGAAACCGCGCAAGCCGTATGCCGATCTTCAGTTCTGGCTTAACGGCGTCGAGATCTCTGCCGGTGCCGCCGTCGAGATGTTGCAGGACGTCGAGAATTACGTGCCGATCCGGGCGGCTATCGGCGAATGGGCTGAACGGGCGCAACACCCGTTAACAGCCAGACCAGCCACAGAACAACCGCGACGATAACCACGATCCGGACCAGACGGGCGATGAACGGGTCCATGGGGATGACGGTCACGAGCCATAGCAGCAGTCCGACGATGATCAGCGCGACGACGATCTGAATTAGGAACGCGGGAAACATAGCCGTAGCATAAACCTGAAATGTTCCTGCAGAACGACAAAACCAAACAGTTAGACCTTCTCTGGGCGCTCCGGAAGTTCGACGAACTGCGCGCGGCGGGCTGCCAACGTGATCCGGAGTCGAGCGTCTGGGAACTCTGGGAAGATCGCGCGCCCGCGCGACTCGACGACGCCATTACGCGGGTCCTGATGTGGACCAGCAAGGGCAAGCCGTAAACCGGCATTGGCAACGGCGGCTAAAACGCCCAACGCCGCGCATTAGGCGCGCCCTGAGCGACTCCTGCGCTTCGGGTGACGGAATCAGTCGTCCCGACGTCTCGCGGGCCGTCCTGAGCAATTTGAGACAATAGACGTGTTGTTTTTAACAACGAAACGGAACAAAGGACTGAAACACAGATGAACAAACGAACGAAGAAGCAAACGATCACGGAGCAAGTCGCCGAGGCGGTGACGCCCGTCGTCGAGACTCCTGCAGCGGTGGAAGTCGTCGCCGAGACGAACGCCGCCCCGATGGAAGTCGAGAAAAAACGACGCCCATCGAAACGCGCCATCGAAGCGCGCATGATCCGCCAGATGCGTCGCGAAACGAAGACAATTGGCGCGACTGCGCCCGAATTCACCGCCGCCGATCTGAACGTGATGCGGCTGGCGTTGATCGACCGCAGTATCGACACGCAAAAGACGCTCGACCTGCGGCAACTGAACGGCGACGAGTTCGTCGACGTGCGGGCGACGATGGCGGCCAATGTCGTCCATCTGCAGCAACTCACCGCCACGTTGACCATGATGCTGCGCGACAAGAGGGCCAAGTGATCATCAAACGCGCGCTTTACATCGTTCTCGCGACCGTCGCGGCGCTCTTCGTGGTGGCGTGTATCGGAGTCGCTCTCGAAACTCCTGCAGACCGCGCGAAACGCCACAAGGCGGCTGCCGCGAAACAAGCCGCAGCCGTCGCCCAGTCCGTCATCGATAAGCAGACGGCTTTCGAACGGAAACGCGATGAGGCGGACGGACGCGCGTGGCGCGTCGCCAAGGATCTCGTTACCGCGAGACTCAAGGCTCCTTCTACCGCCACGTTCCCCAGCCTGATGGAAAGGGAAGAGGACCACGCCGTTATCGCGGCGGGCAACGGGCGTTACATCGTCCGGTCGTGGGTCGACTCGCAGAACGCCTTCGGTGCAATGATCCGGACGCGTTGGCAGTGTGAACTGAAAACCGCAGACGGCGAAAAGTTCGCGGTGACGGGCTTCGAGGTGAAACACTAATGCCCGCCAGAACCACCAGCGCGTTGATCGCGATTCTTAACGATCAGGCGCGCACCACGATGGGGATCGGCTGCCGACTGGTGCAGACGCCCGGAATCTCGGCGCTCGATCCTCGGGATCAGTCGCGCATTCGGGAAAAGGTCGAGACGTTCGCCGAGTTCACTCCTGCCAACGATCCCCGGCTGGAACACGACTTCGGCGCGTTCGATCATGGCGAAGATCGCATTTACTGGAAAATCGACTATTACGACAAGTCGCTCAACTTCCATAGCGACGATCCCACCAATCCCGCGCTGACCACGCGTGTTTTGACGATCATGCTGTCGACCGAGTACTGATCATGAGGTAACATCGTGCGGTTCCTCATTTGAGTTGACTCCCTGCAGTACTGGCCCCCGTTCTCGAAGACGGGGGCCTTTTTGTTGGCTTTCTCGACGACGTTCGCCGTAACATGGCCGTGGGTATCTTATCCCCAATTAAGAAAGGAAGTTACGAACGTATGACGTCACCAATGCTTGTCTGGTTGATTCCTGCAGCAATGCCGGATAACTCACTTCCACCGGCTGGTAATCAGCCGCCGTGGTATCCGGGCTTTCCCGCCCACCCCATTCCGCCCAACGTCTGGCCGAATCCGCCGCAAGGTGGCGCACCTCCGGGATTCTGGGGCGGTACGCCGCCGAATTATCCCGCCCACCCGATAGCGCCCGGTGGTCCTGGTGGTGGTCAGCAACCCGGTCATCCTAGTCACCCGATTTACTATCCGGGTTATCCTGGCGCGCCCACGCATCCCATCCCGCCCAACATCTGGCCGAATCCACCGGAGAACGGCGGTATCGTGATTCCACCGCCGCACGTTGAACATCCGATCCCGCCGAACGTCTGGCCCACGCCTCCGGGCGCGCCTCCGGGCGGTGAGACGGGCTCGCCGGAACATCCCATCAACCTACCGCCAGACTATGCGGGCGGTAACATGCCGGGGTTTTGGGCGTTGGCGTTCTTTCCGCCGAGTAGTTGGCTCTGGGTATGGGTTCCTGTTACGCCTGAAGTCACGCATTACAAGTAAGTAACTGGCGGGCTGCCATTGCGTCCGGAGCATCACTTGTGCTCTGATCTGGGTTACAGGCCATACGGGTATTGGCCCTGATCTCAAGCGATAGCAGCCCGTCATACAAGGGCCGATGCCCACCTCCTTCAGCCAGAGACACCGGCCCACGTTCGTATCGTCATGCGCGCTTACTTCCCGAACATCACCGTCTTGAGTAGCATGGGCAACATCATCCGCCGCGTGCCCAGTGGCATCGCGCACGCTCTGGTCGAGAGCGGTAACGCTGCAGCCATTGCCACCAAGGGACGTACCCGCGAGGTGCAGTTAATTCGCACCGCATCCACCCACGCCGAGATGATCGGACCACCTACCGGGCGCGCTACCGGCGTGCGCTTCTTTCGTTGGTCACACCTCGACTCGGGCACAAGGGTCTATGAGCATCACCCGCGCTGTACCTATGAGGACTAACCCGTCATGCCCACAGGCGCTCATGTTGAATGCAGTCACCCAACGTGCCGCGAGTATGCGGTCCGAAACGGGTTCTGCAACGCGCACAATTCACGCACCGCCCGCCCCGCCTTTCTCAGTGCAGACCGTGGCGTGTCTGCCACATGTGCCCGCTACCGCCGTGCAAGGCATTCGTTCCTTATCCGCCATCCGGTCTGTCAGATGTGCCGCCGCGAACTCTCGACGATCCTCGATCACATCGTGCCCCATCGCGGCATCTACCGTCTGTTCTGGGATCAGGACAACTGGCAAGGGTTGTGCGTTCCGTGCCATGGGCGGAAGACCTACCGCGAACTGCTCCAGACCGACAGCGCCGGTTGAGACTTCCCCGCAGACGTCCGGAATTTTACCCGACCCCTCCATCCGGGAATTTACGCCCTCCCCTACCCCTACCCCGCCCGTCGTCCTGCAGCCGTCGCCCGCAGACGAGACGAGACGAGACGACCGTCGCCCAGTCGCGCGCATGTCACCCGCAGGACGTTGCCCGCAGTCGACGCGCTCGATCCTCGCCTCAAGGCGGGCGGCGACGTTTCCCGCGTCGCCCTCGGGCGTCCGGACCCCTATGGGGGGGTCAAAAACAATCCCCTTCCCAAGGGGAAAG